CAGATCAGGCGGCAGCAAAAACCGCTGCGTGCGGTCATAATCCCGGAAATTTCTCATACATCTTTATAGCAAAACACGGGACGAACTGGAATCCCCTGATTGATCAAATCCGACAGGCTGCTAAACCTTGATCCTGTCACGATCATTGAATGGTTCGAGAAAAACGAACCAGGCCTGCCCTACACGTTTGAAATCGAATTCGGTTCCGGCGGCGGACTTTCTGCTGATGACCAGGACAAAATTTATAAAACCGTGATGGCCACCAAAAATGTGCGCAGTCACCTGGCCGACATTCGACACGCCATCGAACCAGCCGGCGACTTAGGAATCACCTGTGCCGCCAGCGCCTACACCATCACCGATGCGTCGCTGAATTGTGCGGGCACATCGGCAATCAGCCACGCCGCCCTTGCTGGCATCGCCTGTGTCTTTCGCACTGCTACCATCGACATGAGGATCGACTAAATGAGCGAACTCTCGCTTTCCCCTGTTTTGACATCCGCTGGTCTTGCCGCTGTCGCCGCCGCGCACGGGCAAGGATTGCAGGCGAAAATCACGCATATTGCCCTTGGCGATGGTGGTTATGCCATCCGTGACGCCAGCGACGCACCGCTGGCCGCAGCACAAGCCCGCACCGTCATGCAGTCAGAACAGGTGCGCGTCGGCGTCTATGCCGGTGCCATCCCCGGCCCGCAACAGATCGTGGTCGAAGCGCGCATCGATGCAGGCAAACCCAATTTCTGGGTTAAAGAAGTCGGCTTCTTTCTGGAAGACGGAACGCTATTTGCAATCTGGTCTAGCGATACCCTCAATCTGGGCTTTCGCGGGGACCATGTGCCTTGGGTGTTTCGCTTTGCCCTGTCCTGGACACAGCTACCAGACGATGCCGTCACAGTCGAATTTTCAGGCGATGCAGGCTATTCCGATTTGTGGGGCCGTCTGAATGACCACATCACGTCGAAAGACCCACACCCGTCGCAAATCGAACCGGCCTTTCGCACAGAATGTGAACCCTGCCTGCTTGAATTTGCCGAGCCGGGTGAAAACCTGCCTGCTCCGTTTGTTTTCTCTCGACCCGGTCGCGGCATCGGCTTTAACCCGCTTGGTCAATACACAATGGTTGAAAGCGGCACACAGCGTGACTGGTTCGACTCTGAAACCCAAGAATATAAGGGGAAATTGACCTTACCAGCTTACCGCAATTCATGTGTGAACTGGAACGCAACCCCAACAGATTTAACCGGTATTCAAGGGCCATATGGAGATCAAAACGCTGTTATCAGTGTGGTAGATGATGCCCAAGAACTGGGCAAAGTTCATATCCTGAAACAGTTGCAGCGCGAAGGCACCTTAAACGGGAATGTTTTTAAGCTCGACAACAGCTTAGGGACCAAATCTACATACGTCACAGTAGCCGGTAACACCAGTAGCCCCGGCTCAATTTCCACCATTTCAGCCTGGTGCCGCACCGACAACGGTGGTGTCATTGATATGGCTGGTGGTTTCGGTGGGCAAACTTTCGCTAACACCAGTTATGAACGTATTCATAAGACAGTGGATATGCCCGATAGTGTATCAGCTCAGTTGGCCGTAGTCGCTAACCCAGGCGCGACTGTCTGGTTCGTTCTTAACCAATGCGAACCAAGTTCCGCGCCGTCGTTTGTGCCAATTGTTACCGAGGGTAACTCTTATGTAACGACGGCTGATGTTTTGACAATAGGTCCTTACGAGGCTGGTGTCATTTTTGAGGATACTTTTGCCAATGACACCGGCTGGTCTCCCGGTGAAAATTGGGTAATTTCCGAAGGTAGCGCAACTGTTGAAAATACCGCTGCATCGGGGGAAGCTCGTGAATTAAAGCGGTTCGACGCCCTTAAACCAAATAGGCGGTATCGCCTCTACTATGATGTGACAACAAACACCACAACAGCCTTCACGTTTGCAGTTGCAAGCGGAAGCTATTCAGTAAACCTGCCAGTTACCGTTGGTTCTCACACCGCTGACTTTACAAGTGCGAGCACTGCCGAATTGAGGTTCGGTTATGCACGAACAGGGGAAGGCGCAGGGTTATTGTCTATTGACAATATTCGCGTTGTCGAACTGGTACCTTTTGAGGGCTGGGATAGCGACGCTCCCGGCCATACGATGTTATTGGATACAGATACACCACTATCCGGTTATAGCGCCGTTCCGGGTCTTGTCGATCTATCAGATAATACAGGCGAGAACCTGTACTATATTTATCAAAACGCCGCTAATGGACAAATGGGCGTACGGGTAAAGGCTAACGGCGGCCCCGCCTCGGCAATGATCGTGCCTAATGTGAGTGAGACAGATGTGCTTAGTGTTTTTCAATTCAACGAGAACACGATGCGTCTTGCTAAAACAGGCACAACAAACATCGCCGAGATGGTCCCATCGGGAATGCCCGCTGGCATTTGCTACATCAAATTTGGGATCATAACCCTCAAACGATTTGCGATTTACAACCGCTACCTCCCCGAAGCCGATCTTCCTACGATGGTGACGAAATGACACTTTCACCCGTGAACAATGACCTGTGCCTGGTCGCGACCAACGAAACGACCATGATTGCCGCCCTCTCCACCAAAACCATAAACGAGGAGACGGGCGAAACCCAATCAAACAACGTGTTTCATGACGGGAAAAACTGGGTTGGCGCGACCCACGACTGGCAGTTAGTACCGATAGGCCGACTGCAAATTACACCGCCGGAAATGGATGCAGAAGGCAACATCACCAGTCCGGCGCAGTTTGATGGCCGATTCCATATGAACATCCTTTGTAATGACACCGTCTTTGCAAAATTGCAGGCGATGGATCAGGCGCATTTTGAAGAAACTGCCGAACACCTGATCATCGAACCGACGAACCGCAAAGTGGTGTGGGCGAAATGAGTGATAAGAACAACGCGATGGATCAGGTCTGGCGCAGCATCAATTTCATTCGCAAATCATTTCGTTTGCGCCCCCGTCATATTGACCAGGCGGACGTTGCTGCGCTTCGCGACAAGCTGGGTGTGACGCCTGATGCGCCCTATGACATCCCGTTTAATGCTGGTTTTGATCCCGATACCCAGCCAACGGACCTTGAAATCAAGACGCACGGCACTGTTATTGCCTCACGCGACATTAGCCCGCAAACCATCGTTGCCCGGATTGAAACCGTTCCTTCTGGTGCGCCGGTAGTTTTTGACATTCGGGTTAATGGTGCATCCATTTGCGCGGTTAAACCGTCTTTTGCAGCCGATAGCGGCGCTTTGAATGCGGGGACACTAATCGCCAACCCATCGATCAAACAGGGCGATGCCGTTTCGCTGGTTGTGACCGGCATCGGTATTGATCCGGTTGGGGCTGGCTTGCGCGTTGGTGTTAAAGGGCGGGCGGTCTGATGCTGTATGCCTCGCCGCAAATACTTGCGAACCTGCAAGCCAAAAACGTGCTGATCAGTGTTGATCAGTACAATGTCGTGTTGACCGATCTTGCCCGGGACAATGGATGGAATGGCACGGGCCGGTATTTTGGCCGGTTCATTATCATGCCTGGCATCAAAATTGGGGCAACAACGGCTTATCCGGCTGTTGCCCTGAAAACCGGGGCTTTTCCGCCTGGTTCGCAGATCAGCCTTTTGATTTCAGCCGGGGCTTATGTTGTCGGGGCCGGTGGCAATTTTGCCGAACGATCCAGCGGTGTGGTCAATAGCGGCGGTCACGCGATCACGGCGGAAAGCGCCATTACCATCGATAACCAGGGCGTCATCGGTGGTGGCGGCGGTGTTGGTGGGAACTCGGTTTATGTCGGTGGTGGTGGCGGCGCGGGATTCCTGCCTGGGGCAGGCGCTGCCGAGCAAACATCCGGTGCACCGGGAACCCTTACGACTGGTGGCGCGGGCGCGGGCACTGCCGGGCGCGGGGGCGATCTGGGCAAAAACGGATCACCCGGCGACCGGGGGGCCTATGGTCTTGCAGGCAAAGCCATCATTGGAAACGTCAACATCACATGGATTAACCAGGGCGACATTCGGGGCGCTATTACGTGAGGCTGATATGAGTAAGAAACATTATGCTGTTGTGGTCAACAATACCGTAATCCGTGAGGAAATTGCAGGCTTTGAGACGCCTGTTGATGAATTGCCTCGTGATGATGCTGGCGCGTTGCTGCGCCGTCCGCTGACGGTCGATGGGGCCTTTCCCGAAGGGTATGACGACGAATTTGATGTGCTGTCCTGGCATTACGACATTGAGGCAGAAAGCGTGCATCGGCGCTACGCTGTCGCCCCGCGTGACATCGAGGACGTGGCCGCAAGGCTGAAAGCTAAAATCGATGCCATCCGCGACCAGATGCTGGCGAACGGCTTTACATATGATGGCCATCGTTATCAGGCGGATGCGGCAAGCATGACCCGCATCAACACCAATGCGATCAAGGCGATGAAGGCGCAGAACGATAACGGTGCATTTTCAATGGACTGGATCGATGCAGACAACCAGCCCGTTACGCTGGATGCCAACGCCATGATCGCGCTGAACGACGCGGCCAGCGTGTTTTCCGACGACATCATCAAGCAGGCGCGCGCCCACAAGGACGCGATTATTGCCCTGGCCGATAGCGACGATGCCGCCGGTTTGCGTGCCTATGTCATTACCTTTTCCTGACCCCGCCCCTAACCCGGAGATTTAGAATGGCCACCGACTATCATCATGGTGTGCGCGTCATCGAAGTGTCGGAAGGCACCCGACCGATCCGCACGATTGAAACTGCCGTTATTGGCATCGTTTGCACCGGCGAAACCGCCGATAACGATACGTTCCCGCTCAACCGCCCTGTTCTGATCACGGACATCAACAAGGGGATCAGTGCGGCCGGCACAACCGGCACCCTGCCCTATGCGCTTGATGCGATCAAAGATCATGGCAACCCGCTAACCGTTGTTGTGCGCGTTCCTGAAGGCGCGGACGAAGCCGAAACCACATCAAACCTGATTGGTGGCGTGGTGAACGGCAAAAAGACCGGTATGCAGGCCCTGACCGCAGCAAAGCCGCTGCTTGGTGTTCAACCCCGCATTCTTGGCGTTCCCGGGCTGGATAATGAAAACGTGACTGCCGAACTGGTCTCGATCGCGCAGTTGACCCGGTCCTTTGCCTATGCGTCCTGTCATGGCTGCGAAACCATCGAGGAAGCCATTGCCTACCGTGATGGTTTCGGTGCCCGCGAACTGATGCTGATCTGGCCCGATTTCGTAAACTGGGACACGCAGGCAAACACCGAACGTAACGCTTATGCAACCGCTCGCGCCCTTGGCCTGCGCGCCCAGATCGATGAGGATATCGGCTGGCACAAAACATTATCAAACGTGCCGGTTAATGGCGTTTCGGGCATCAACAAAGACGTATACTGGGATCTGCAAAGCCCCGCGACCGATGCCGGTGTGTTGAATGCCAAAGATGTAACCACCCTGATCAACAACAAGGGATACCGCTTCTGGGGCTCGCGCACCTGCAGCGCGGATCCGCTGTTTGCCTTTGAAAACTATACCCGCACCGCCCAGGTCCTTGCCGACACGATGGCCGAGGCGCACTTTTGGGCCGTGGACAAACCCATGAACCCGACACTGGTACGCGACATTATCGACGGCGTGAATGCCAAATTCCGCGACTTGGTTGCGCGTGGCTACCTAATTGGCGGCTCTGCCTGGTTTGATCCGGCAAAGAACAGCAAGGAAAACCTGAAGGCTGGCAAGCTGATGATTTCCTATGATTACACGCCGGTGCCGCCGCTCGAAAACCTGATGTTTGAACAGAAGATCACCGATGACTATCTGGTGGACTTCGCAACGATGGTGACTGCGGCCTAACCGCCTTTCGCGATAATCAGCAACCTGCACAAAAGGAGATGGCGGAATGCTGCCGAAAAGTATCAAGAACTTTAACGTTTTCATTGATGGCGTGGGCTATGCCGGTAAAGCCGAGGAAGTCGTTACCCCGGTGCTGGAACGAACAACGGAATCCTATCGCGGCGGCGCGATGCTGGGTGAAGTTGAACTCGACCTTGGCATCGAGGCGATGAAGATCGAATTCACGCTGGCCGAATTCAGCACCGATGTTATCAAACAGTTTGGCATCCCTGATGCGTCCGGCATTGGTGTGCGCCTGCTTGCCGCTGCCAAGGCCGACGACGCCGACAGCACGGTCGATGCAATTGAAATTTCCGTCCGGGGCCGTTTCAAAAAAAGCGACATGGGCTCGCTGAAAGCCGGTGACATGGCAAAAATGAAATGCGAAATGCCGATCACCTATCTGAAATACACCGTCAATGGCGACGTGATTGTCGAGATCGACATGATCAACGGCATTGAAAAGATCAATGGCGAAGACCGGCAGGCGGCATTGCGCCAGGCGCTGGGCCTGACCGCTTAACGCAAGACAAACCCTGATCAAGAGGCAGCGCCGGGGGGCATTCCTGCTTTTTCTTGAAAGGGACCAACATGACCAAGAAAACCAACGACATTGCCGCTGCCAGCAACAGCGCCATCAATGCCAGCTTTGACCTGGCCCTTAAATCACCCCTGCCCTATGGCACCGACAAGACGCTGGATAAAATCACCGTTCGTCGCCCGCTAAGTGGCGATTTGCGCGGTGTGAAGCTGACCCAGCTTGCCGAACTGGACACCAATGTCCTGTTTATTCTGCTGCCCCGCATTACCATGCCTGCCATCAATGAAAGCCATGTGCAGCAACTTGACGCCCGTGATGCGCTCGCGATCATGCAGGAAATCAGCGTAAAATTTTTTACAGAGTAGCGATCCCTGACGACATACCCACGGCATGGGGCATCATTATGAAGGCGTTCCCGGGATCCTTTCCGCCAAACGTCTTTAACAGCCTAAGTCTTGAAGAGCTGGTCGAAACCTATGAATTGGCCGTGCAATTCCTTCAGATGGAAGCCGATGCCCTGCGCCAGAAATAACCTTCCCTGA